CTTCAAGATCAGTAATATTTCCAGCATTTGACCTTATGGCATCTTGATTTGCTATAATTAATTGATTATTTTGATCTACTCTAGAATTTACATTTACAATATTTTCAGCATTTAAATTAATTAAATCACGATTTTCTTGTGTTACATCTTGAAGGTTGCTGATACTATTTAAAATAGCATCAGCTGAGGCATTTACAGATACATTATCAATTGTAACTCTTGTATCTACTTCTGTATCAGTTCCTTTGTTAATAATAGGAACTCTAGTAGATTGTATAGTTTGTTCATTGGTAGTTAATAACCCTCTAGCTGTATATGTACCCTCTGCAAATGTAGAGACTTCATCATCAGTTACTGCACTAGATTGAGCATTAACAGAAGAACTTGTTAATCTAAATACCCTATCACCAGTTCTAAATCTAATAGTATCAGTATTTGGAATAGCAAAAGTTCCTGTTACTTCTCCTGCATCATTTGTAATTAAATTACCACCCAAAGAACCACCTGTAGGAGTACAATATGCAGAAACATCAACTTCATCAAAAAATGGATAAACTCTTGTATTGGGTTTTAATCTAGTACCTCTGAAATTAATAGTTCTTGCACGAATAAATGCAATGAAAGAAGTGTCTATAACACGATCACCAAAATCATCACGGGATGTAGTAGAACCTCCAAGTTCTCTTTTTGTTCCTTCTCTGGTGAGAGTTTGTGTTGTTCTAGTAAAACTTGTCTGAACATCTATATCGCCAGAAAAATTATCTCTAACCTCTTCTCCTGACCAAGTAGACTGCCATCCATTCCAAACAGTTCCTAATGAATCACCTACAGCAAAATCAGAAAATGTATTAAACAAATAATTGTTATCAACTATCAGATTTGGTCTTCTATTAACATCTCTCCATTCATCCACAGATGGAGATAATGAAACCTCACCAACATATTGAAAAACAACATATGGATTACAATTCACCCATTTAGATGCAAACGGATTTCCTGTAAAAGCCACATCAGAATATGGTAATGTAATTAAATCTCCTGTCTTTCTATAACCAGCATTTGACCTTTCAGTATCTGACGTATTCACTTCTTCTAATTCAATTAATTGCTGAGAAAATTGTGGTCTTAATTCTGCATGTTTCATATCAATTGAACATTGATAATCTATTGAAGATACATCACCTATATTATGTCCTTTGAATGGATCCACTAATATGCCGTTTTTAAATCTATCTAATCCTGTTGAATCTGGTATTTGTGTATTAATGGCACTTTGCTCTAACAATGAAAGTTGTGTGTAATATTCAACATTTCTAATACGTCTTTCTAATTTACCAATATCTTTCATGGTAAATCTTCTATTATCAATAGGTGTTATTCTTATGTCAGAAGTATTAAATGTATAAGCAGGAAGATACAAATAATAAAGAAGCATTACATTATCTAATTTGTCAGGTCTTTGAGGATCAAGTGCTGCTTCTCCTCTTGATACTTTAAACTGCCCTTGAGTATTCATACCAATAGAATCAATTCTAGCGAGATAAAATTCAAAATCACAAAGGAAATCGCTTCCAGGTTTAGGCATATCTCCAGCGGAACCTGTACTTAAATATGATTTTGCGTTACTTGCATCACCATCGTATCCAATTACATCTGAAGAATCAACAACTCTTGGTCTAAAATCAATACAATCTCTTAAAAATAATTTTCCTTTCGTTGCACTGGTGAATGTAGGAATTTGTGAATAATCTACAGCACCATCATAACTATCAACTGTAAAATAATCTCCAGTTCCATGATCAAAATAATCAAAATTAATTAATAATCTTCCCGTTGGAATAGATTCTCCAGGTTTTCTTATAATTCTTCCAATGTCATAAAAACTTTCTCTTTGACCATCATCTAAAACAAATCTACTTGTAATATCAGTATCATTAATTGTAGCAGGAGTAGAAAAATTGGATGACATATAAACAGAATTTAATCTGTATACATCTGCCTTTCCAAGACTAATTACTGATTTGGTTGCTTTTTCAAAGGCATCATCATCCGAAACTGTCGATATAGAAATAGTCTGTCCAGTGACTAAATTCTTGCTTTTTTGATTTGTTACGGATCTAGATATTGTGGCAATAAATTTTACTACAGCACCACTAAAATCAGTTGATCCAAAATCTATAGTAATTTGTCTTCCAAAAGGTGTACCGCCAATAGTAATTTTATCTGATAAATCTACTATATCACCTGGAACATCAGATGTTGATCCATTTCCAGCAGACATAATTGACATCGTATAATCAGCACTTAAATACGAATCGAATGTTTCATTTGCTTCAGAACTAAAACTTACTGTTCCATTAGAATTAACAGTTTCAACATACATTCTTCTCACTTTATGAGAAGTGTCAGCTACATTTTGATTAATTTCTGTTTTTAGTGTTTTAATTACATTTTGTGGTAGTTTATATACAGGACAAGTAAATTCAGTTCCGGAAAGAATTGCATCACCTGCTGAATTCAATACAACATCAGCACTATATGGAGCATTTCCTTCCATATAAATTTGTCTAATATCTTTGACTGAATACTGTGAAACTGATGTAACACCAAAAATATTACCATCAGCATCAATAACAGATTCACCAACTTCAAATGTTCCTGTAGTGTTAGATAAAAGGAATGTACCACCTGAAGTGTCAGCTGATGAATTTTCTTCAATAATTCCTGTAGCGCCTGACGATTGACCTGTTAATGTTTTACCAATATTCAATGCATAGGTATAACCTGGAACAGCACTTGGTGTTCCAGGTGTTCCTATAGTTGGAATGCCAACAATTAATTGAGAGAAAAATTTAATATCAAAAAGACCTAGTTTATAAACATCAGTATGTTGTTTAACAACAATTGTATCTGAACTAGAAGGTGAAGAAACAAATGTAATGGTAGTACCGCTTACCGAAAAATCTGTTGTTTCTGTTTGGAGAGATCCATTAACTTTTACAGAAAGATTAGAACCATCAGTTACAGAAGAACTTAGTGTATATGATGCTCCACCATTTCCAACACCATCAAATAAAATAGAACCACCAATATTTCCATTCTGATATTCATAAAATCTAGGTTTTGCTCTTCCAATTTCATTTAGTGCATTTACAGTTCCTGTATTGGCAACACCTCTTTCAACGGTTGTTGCTTTATATAAAATTAATTCTTTAAATGCTTCTGTCTGTCCTGTTACATTTCCTAAATCTGGAATGCCATGTGAATTTGTTACATTAATACTATTATCTAAATTTAGTCTAATAAAAGAATTTTGAACTGTATCTACCTCTCTTGCCTTTGATACAGTAATAAATTTTTGATTTAATGTTCGGTGCTCATACCCCTCAACGTATGCCTTTCCAGGTGAAAGTCCTACTGCTAGAAGAGCATCAGATTGATCTTCTGTATAAATTAATTCATATTTGTTATCAAAATCTGGTTTATAAATTCCACGATTTGTACCGTCATTTTTATGTTCACGAATATCAATATCAAAATTCTTAACAACATAATTACCAGATTCATCATATGTTCTTCGTGCAAGTGTTTCTTCTAAAACATTATATTCTGTTTTATTAATGATATTTTCTTGAACACCGTTTTCAACTTGAACAATTTGAACAAAATCAGTATCATCAAAATTATTAATGTTCTTTTTAACTAATGTAATTGAAATAGAAAAACGATCAGCTCCAGGAGCATTTAAATTGGAAGAACCTGTGGCATTATCATTTAATGAATCATCATTAAATGAATTAATAAAAGATTGTTGAATTTGAAATCCAACACGATATGAAGGAAAGTTGAAATACTTATCAAGAATTAGTGTTTGTTCGGAATTTTTAACGAAATAACCATTTATAAAATAAACTCCTTCTTCAATATGAACACTTGAACCTTGATTAGCAACTGGAATAAATTCATTTAAATGGTTTTCTTCTACTTGACAAGTGATTGCCACTCCACCTGATGTAGTTCCCGAAAGAGTTTCATTAGGATTAAATCTTTTTATATACAAATTATTAGAATCTAAATCATCAGATTGAGTTTCATATCTAACAAATATAGTAGCTGGATCAGAATCTTCCTCTTCAACAGCATTAATAATTAATGCTTGAATACCTGTGTCGGAACCTGTTACATTGGTTCCGATTAAATCTTCAATAGAACTTGTTGAATAACTTTGTAATCTCACATACTCATATTCTTTATTAATGGTAAGCGTTCCAGGAATAACCATCGAACCATCTTTAAAGATATGTTCACCCATACTTCTAATTTGATTTTGAAGTATGCTCTGAATTTGCGTCAACTCTCTTGCTTGAACCGCATAAGAAGGTCTGAATAAAACCTTGTAAAATTTCTTATCTGGATCAAAATCATCATTATATGGTATTACATTAAAATTAACTTCTGCCATTAGTTATCTAACCTTAATAAAATTATAGATATATTTATTCATCAAAATTCAATTGTGATTTTTATATCTTCAGTCTGATCAGCTGCTCTTGAAATAGGTCTTCTATTTTCAAAATAAATTATACTTCCCGAATCTGGTTCCAACTCCGGAGAACAATAACCAGCAGTGAAGATAATATCATTACCTCCAGGAAGTGTGATAGTTTCTGTTGCTGTTACTGATGGTGTTTCAAATGCATTTGAAACTGATCCTGTAATCAAATTTGCACCACTAAATGCTACATAATTGTTATTAGCATCTATTCCATAATTCGGATGCCGCTCTTGTGTGTAATATAAAATATTATTTGTAGAGTCCCAATCAACAACTTTT